CGCCTATGAGGCGGCCTGCCATCTGACGGGGCTCTATCCGGACGGCTGGAAAGGGCGGTGGTTCGATAAGCCGACCCGTGGCTGGATTGCCGGCATGACGTCGCTGGTGGTTCGCGATGTGCAGCAGCGCAAGTTGTGTGGCGAGCCGGGCGTCGAGGCGGCCTTCGGCACCGGGATGATCCCGAGGGAACTGTTCGTCGACAAGCCATCGCTCGCGCGCGGTATCACGGATGCGTACGATACGATCCAGGTCCGGCATAAGTCGGGTGGGACATCGGTGGCGCGGTTCAAATCCTACGAGCAGGGCCGGGAGAAGTTCCAGGGCGAGACGCTGGACTGGCTGTGGTTCGACGAGGAGCCGCCGGCGAAGATCTATTCGGAAGGCCTGACGCGGACCGCGGCGACGCGCGGGATTACCTTCATGACCTTCACCCCGCTGCAGGGACCGACCGAGGTCGTGAACCGGTTCATCGACGAGCCATCGCCGTACCGCACGGTCATTTCGATGACGATCCACGATGCCGAGCACATTTCCCCCGAGGAGCGTCAGCGGCTGATCGATAGCTGGCCGGTGCACGAGCGCGAGGCGCGCGCGCTCGGCAAGCCCATGTTGGGCGAAGGCGCAATCTTTACCGCGCCGGAGGCATCGATCATCGAGGAGCCGATCACGCAAGTGCCGCCGTTCTGGCACAAGCTTTGGGGAGTTGATTTCGGAATCGATCATCCGTTCGGCGCCGTCCTGATACTTTGGGACAAGGAAGCCGACGTGATCCACGTCCATCACAGCTACCGGGTATCGGATGCCCTGCCGATCCAGCATGCCGACGCCATCAGGCGTGTCGCCGGCGAGGTTCCGGTCGCATGGCCAAACGATGGCAATGTGCGCCGGGACGACGGAAAGCCGATGGCCGATCATTATAAGCGCCACGGCGCGCGAATGCTTCCGACCCACGCGACATGGCCGGACGGATCGGTCTCGACCGAAGCCGGCATCATGGAGATCGACGAGAGGGAGAAGTCCGGCCGCCTGAAATATGCAAACACCTTGAGCGATCTGCTTGCCGAACGGCGGATGTATCACCGTAAGGATGGCCTGATCGTGAAGGCCAAGGACGATCTGCTTTCAGCATTGCGCGTGGCCGTGATGATGAAACGCGCCTCCAGACAGGTCCCGCTCGGGCCATCGCGCGGGAAAGGCGTATCCGGGTCGAACGGCCCCGCATTCTTTTCCCGCGGCACTCCCAGCCATCCCGACGGCGATATGGACGCCTTCACAGGCGGCTAGCGGTGCGTTGCTGGCAAACGGCCGCGCGCACAGGTTCCGGTCCCAGGGCAGGCCTTTCAAGGAGATTTCGATGTCAACTGTATTCGGCGACGGCTGCCGCATTCATCCCATCACCCACATGCCGCTCGAAAGCGGTCGCGGGGCGCTGTCCGACGATGCGCAGGCCTTGCTTCATTGCGAAGTGATCGAGCAGCAGCAGGGCAAGGCCGCAGCGAACGAGATGCGCGCGAAGCTCAAGGCTGAGACCGTACTCGAGCAGGCCGAGGAAGAAGTCGAGAATCTGGAGCACCACGATGGTCACTAAGACCCACGAGGAATGGGATGCGATGGATGCGGCCGAGCGCAAGGCTCATCTCGCGTCCGAGGAAAAGATCGTCTACGGCCATGACTTCAGGAAGATCAAGGGCAAGCCGGTCGAGCAGGGTATCGGTTCGCCTGGTCGCGAGACCGAGAACCACTTCGCAGCGATCCGGAAATACGAGGGCGTCGAGGCCGAAAAGGCCGCGCGCGCCGCAGCCGCCGCCCGGAAAAAGAAGGCCGACTGACATGGCCGCCGCTGGAATGTCATCTCCCGGCGCGACTGATCTCGGTCTTGGCGCAGCAACGCCAGACGTCGAGACCGAGGAGCAGCGCCGCAAGCGCCTGCTCGCCATGCAGCAGCAACGGCTGTTCCCGAACAGCAATGTCGGTCCCTCGCAACTCATGTCCGGGTTCGGCGCTGCGGTGCCGACAATCTGATGGCCGGAACCGACAAATACGCTCAGCGCGCGCCTCGCGAGATCCCGAACTGGGAAGCCGATATCGTCGACCACGACATGCGGCTCTTCAGCGAGCTGCAGACCTACCGCAACGTCCACGCCGGCGTGTGGGAGGAATCGGCCGCACTGGTCGACCCGAAATCCCGCAATACGTTCTTCTACGGCTCCTATAACTGGCCCGGCACCAAGAAAACCGAGCAACAGGTCGACTCGACCGGCGCGCTCGCCGTGCAGCAGTTCTGCGCGATCGCCGATTCGCTGGTCACGCCGAAGAACCAGAAATACCAGGGTTTCGAGACCGATCCGGAATTGATGAAAAACCGGGAAGTGGCCGCCTATTTCGACAAGCTGCGCGACACCGTGCTGCATTACCGCGAGCGCGACATCGGCAACTTCCGCGGCCAGAACTTCAACAACTGGAAATCGCTTGCCTGTTTCGGCAACGGCACGATGTACATCGATGCCTTCGACGGCCGGTGGCACCAGAATGCGCGCGGGCTTCGCTACCGCTCGGTCCCTCTCGGCGAGACGTTCTTTAGCCAGAACCATCAGGGGCTCGTCACTACGCTCGTCCGCTGGTTCCGCAGGACCGCGGGCCAGGCCGTCGAGGCCTGGGGCGTCGATGCGCTACCGTCGACCCTGCGGCCGGCGCTCGAATTGAACTCGCAGACGCCGTTCAATTTTCTGCATTGCGTCTATCCGCGCAGTGCGGACGACTATGATCCGCGCCGGCTCGACGAGCGCGGCAAGCCATTCGTCAGTCACTACATTTCGATCGAAGGCAAGTGCCTGATGGAGCCGCCCGGCGGCTATCGGGTGTTTCCGTATGCGGTCAGCCGCTACGGCCAGAATCCGGGCGAAGTCTACGCCGACGGCCCGACGCAAATCGTGCTTCCCGGCCTGAAAACCCTCAATGCCGAAAAGCGCATCTTCCTCAAGACCGGTCACCGCGCCGCCGATCCCGTGCTGCTGACGAACGACGACGGACTGATGAACTGGAACCAGAAGCCGGGTGCGATCAACTCGGGTGGCGTCAACGCGGACGGCAAGGCGTTGGTGCAGCCGCTTCCCGTCGGATCGATCCAGATCACCAAGGAGATGATGGACGAGGAACGGAGCATCATCGATACGGTCTATCTAACGTCGCTGTTCAAGACGCTGACCGAACATCCCGATATGACCGCGACGCAGGTCATCGAACTCTTGAACGAGCGTGGCATGCTGGTGGCGCCGGTGCTGGGCCGACAGTTCTCCGAATATATCGGCGGGCTGAGCTACCGCGAGATCGATCTGCTCACGGACATGCGAGATCATCGCAACCGGCCGATCCTGCCGCCCCCGCCACCAGCCCTGATCGAGGCCCGCGGCGAATATTGGATCACCGACACCACGCCGCTTGCGATGGCCGCACGTATGAGCGAGGTCGCCGGCTTCAACCGCTCGGTTGAGCAGCTTCACCAATGGGCTGCCATTTCCGGTGACGTCTCGATCCTCGATCCCGTCGACTTCGAAACGGCCGTGCCTGAAACCCTACAGATTTCTGGCGTGCCGGTTCGCTGGACTTCGACGCCGCAGCAGATCACCGCGAAGCGCAAGAGCCGTGCTGCAGCCCAGCAGCAGAAGAACGCCATCGACGCGGCGCCCGGCCAAGCCGCCCTCATCAACGCCAACGCGAAGGCGCTGGCCGCTGGTGCCCCGCCGCCCGGACAGTCGCAGCCACAGGGAGTTCCGGCATGAACGATCTCAACAAGCCATCCTTCTTCCGGGCTGGCGGAATCCCGATGATCGGAGCCGACCAGCGCCTAACCGCGGGTAAGGGACTCGACGGCTCGCTCTACATCGACATATCCGGGCGCCACAACGCGCGCGCCTACATGCGACCCCAGCAATGGTTCGAACTTGCCGTCGGCATGCTGGAAACCATCGGCTACAAGCTCGAGATGAAGGGCCCCGAGGAATGAGCGAGATTGTTCCGCTCGATCCCAAGCGCCACGCGCAAGACCTGCGCGAGACCTGGCAAGCCCGCTGTATCGCCGGATCGACCGGCAAGACGCGCGCGGTGATCCTGATCGTGCTGACCATGAGCTATTCGCGCGCGATCCAGACACTGCTGCGCGTGCTGGGATACCGCGACATCCAGCGGCCATTCCTTTCGTCGGGAGCAACTATCCTGCTCAACGGCAAACTGATTTGCGACGTCACCGAGAAATCAGGCTTGACCGCGCCCGCAGTGGTCTACGATTCCACCGACGACATGAACCGCGACATGCGCAACCTCGCTGACAGGTTGAAGCTGTCCGATAAGGAGCGGCTGGAGATGACAGCGGCGATCCAGGATTGGGTGGTCGCCGACCAGCGCGCCGATCATCTGGGCCGAAAGCTCCACGCATGATCCCGACGATGCGCGATACCCTGTCCTATCTCGGGCTCCGACAGAAATCCTACCAGTCCATCTTCGGCCCGGCCGGGGCCGCAGGCAGCGAGGCGATGAAGGATCTGGCGCGGTTTTGCTTTGCCTTTGAGACCTGTGCTGGCCCCGACGACAAGTTGACCATGCTGAAATCCGGCCGCCGCGAAGTCTGGCTGCGTATTCAGCAACACCTTCACCTTCAACCCGAGGAATTGGCGGCGCTCTACAGGGCCGTCGCAGCAGGAGAATAGCCATGACCGATGCCCCGCCTCCCGCCCCGCCACCGCCACCGCCGCCCGCGGCTTGGCACGCTGGCCTCGACGCTGAGATCGTCGGCACCGCGCAGAACAAGGGCTGGGACCTGAGCGATCCGATCAAGGCCTTCGCCGCGGCTGCCAACGCCTATGGCGGCGCGCAGAAGCTGATCGGCGTTCCGCCCGAAAAGGTGCTGCGTTTGCCTGAGCCATCGGCCGAACCGGCCGTGCTGGACGCTTTCTGGCAGCGCCTGGGAGCGCCAAAGGAGGGCAAGGAGATCGATTTTTCGACGGTCAAGGGTGCCGATGGCAAGGTGTTCGACGAGAAGCTCGCCGAGGTGTTGCGCGCAACCGCAGTCACCTCGCGCGCGCCAAAAGACGTGGTGCTTTCGGTCGCGGCTGCCATGCAGAAGCATTTTGATTCCGAGGCTGCATCCCAGGCCCAGATCCGGCAGGGCGAGGTCACGAATGAGAAGGCGGCCTTGGAACAGAGCTGGGGCGCGAACAAGGAAGCCAACATGTTCATTGCCAACCAGGCGCTGGAAAAGCTCGCTACCGCCGCCCAGATTCCGCTCGACAAGGCGAAGCAGGCCTGGGATGCGCTCTCCAAGGTCGGGGGCCTTGGCGCCGCACAGGCCATGAACATGCTCTATGAGATGGGCCGCCGGATGGGCGAGGGCCGCTTCGTCGCCAATGGTGGCAACGGCGATAACATGCCGATGACCCGCGAGGCAGCGATCTCCGAAATCGGTCAGTTGAAGCAGGACGCCGGCTTCCGAACCAAGCTGATGGCCGGTGACGTCGAGGCCACCAAGCGCTGGACCGCCCTTCACAAGATCGGATACGCGCAGCAGAACGCCGCATGAAGGCGGTGCGTTGAACTCGACAATAGGGCGGGGCAGTTTCCCCGCCTGTTAAGCCCAAGTGTTCCGGTCCCCGCAAGGACACGTCCGGATGGGTGAGTAAAACGGCCCCGCGCGAGCGGACACGCCACTTGAGAGAAGGATCGACCGGCCCCCGTCATTGGATACGGCCCTGAGCAACACTTTTTGCAACGGGGTTTCCCATGGCTATCCAGACGCAGAACCAAGGCCTCTATCCGGATTTCACTGCGCAGTATTCGAGCAATATCGAAATGCTGCTGCAGCAGATGACCTCCAAGCTTCGCGGCCGTGTCCGCGAGCAGGGCGGTTTCACGGGCAAGATGGCTTCGCCCGTCACCCAGTACGGATCGGTGTCGATGAAGGCCCCAAAAGGCCGCTTCTCGCCGCTCGATCACGTCCAGCCCACTTCGGTGCGCCCGTGGATGTTCCCGCAACCCGGCGAACTGGCTGATCTGATCGACTCGTTCGACCAGCTCGAAACCATCGTCGATCCCAAATCGGCTTACGTCCAGGCCAACTCGGCCGCGACCGCCCGCTTCTGGGATGACGGCTTGATCGCCGCCGCTTTCGCGACCCGGCAGCTCGGCACCGACATCGGCTCGCTGACGCCAGAAACCTTCAGCACCACGAACTTCCAGGTGGCCTCCACCTTCGGTTCGTCCGCCGCGTCCGGCCTGACGGT